CTATGGCATCTAATTTAATCTTTTTATTTTGATTAAGTATTTCAACAGCTAGAAAGCAAGTAGACTTACCTTTCCAAGCACCCACTTCAACAAACTTAGCATTATCATGAATAGATACCATTTCTTTGTACAAATCTTGAAAGTCAAACCAACCCTGTATATCTTTATAAAAATGTTTCATTAATATACTTTTATTTTTATTTCACTTGTAGTCTTAGCTCTATGGCAATCCCTGCAGAGAAACTGAAACACCGCACGACTTTTATGGTAATCACACCACAGCTTTCTATCTCTCTCATCTAGTCGCCAATAGAATTGTTCTTCAGCTTTAGACATTCTTTTCTTTATTTCTTCTTTATCGTGTAGTTTTAAAAAGTCAGCTAATATTTGTTTAAAAGGTATAAAGTGGTCCACTTGAAGGCCTACCTCTCTAGGAGCCATACAATCGTGACACTCCAACATTTCATGGTCATTTCTTCTTCTATATTCTTCAGACTGATATTTAACTTCATATCTCATGGCACTTAAGAATCTTTCATCATCAGATATAGTGCCTTTACCAAAGCAAGTCAGCATCTGTTTAGCTGTGATACTTTCATAAGAATCATCGTCAAACTGAAAGCCCAAACAATAACCACCATAGTCATCTCTTATTAGTATATAGTTTCTAATGGGTCGTCCCTTAGTCTTTCTCTTCATCCAATCATGATCTACAAAGAATCGATCAAACAAATCTTGTACGTGTGAGTTCTTTAACTTAGTCTCTTCTCCTAATCTTATGATACCTTGTCTATACAAGGCCATCATGTGATCATTACCTGTGTAGTTTACGATAGTTCTAAAATGTTTATAAGCAGCGCCCTTTGTTTCGAAATCTTTACCGCAAATATTTTTATATCTTATCATCGTCCCAGCCTTTGAAGAATCTCTCACAGTGTCTTAGATATTCCTCTTCTGACTGCTCTTCGTATCTAGGTCTATCTTTCTCACCTTTAAAAGACTTTGCTAAATCTTCACAAAGCTCTTCGTCCTCGTTCACCCATATTGGTTTTTTATATTTTATTTTACGTTTGATTGACATAATGATTTACTATTTCTAACAGCTTTTCTTGTTTTGTCACGGAAAAAGGTGCAATACTTTTCGCTACTTTACATGCCTGTCGGTGACTTGCGTGCCAACGATATTGATCTTTCCAATGTGCTTTTGATGATGGCGAAGTGTTCTTGACTCTTTTGTTTACAGAACCCAGACCTGTTATGTTTCTTATATGTTCTATAGTTTTCTTATCGGTCATAGCTATATCTAATGTGCAAGTTAAACAGTTATAAGCTTTCTTATTTTTCTTTTTAGCTTTGTATCTACGATGAAACTGAACACAGCCTTCACCGTCAAACAAACCAGCTAAATATATAGCATCATCTCTTTTCAATGACTCTACCTTGTTTGTCTCTTGTTCTATCAGGCCATCTTAAATCTATATCATCTCTACTACCATCTTTGTGTAGTATGATAATACGGTGACCATGTTGGGTATCTCTTACCCAGAATCTTTCATAGTTTGGGCAAACTCTGTAACTGTCTCCTTTTCTCATCATTTAGGTTCCTTTCCTCTTGTTATGGTTGATATAAAATTTTTATGTTTGTTTGTGTACTCTACAAAATATTCTTTCTTATGATCTAACTGTCCTCTTAATCTTTTGAAAGACATAGCGTACATATTCTTTGCTTCTCCTAGATCTACAACGTTATCTTTCTTATCTTGTTCATCTTGAACTAACTCTCTAACTTTGTATGTATAACGCATTACATGTCCCCTTTGTTTCTATATTGGTTTAAATGCATCTCCTCTAGTTTTTTTATTTTATTTCTCAACTCTAGTATCTCTCTTTCTATCTTTTCATTGTGTTGATGTAGCTTCGCGTTTCTAAACTCTAGAACACGTATTTGTTCTTTGGCACAATCTAAATCACTCATTGTCATTTAGATACTCCAAACGTTATTCTTGCCATAGCAGATCTTGGATCCCACTCCCAGTCTCCCCACTGCACTTTACTGCAACTTGTCAACGTTAAAACCACTATAATCGTAGCTAAAATCTTCATCTTCAACCTCTCCTGCAGAATTACATGCTGCACATTGTATTGTTATCTTTTTTGTTTCTGTTGTATCTTTCCAGATTCTTCGGTAACCGTTACCCATACATGCTTCACATATCTTACGCATATTTTTTTATCTTTCCTTTCGCCTTTCTATAAATATATGCAGGATCATAACCTGCAAATATACACACTTGGATAAAATCTCTATTGGATAGGTCAACCCATTCCAAAGCAGATCTCATCTCACCGTAAGTTAATGGCAGAGCTTGTGCCTTTTTAGAACACGCTTCGTATACTCCTTGAGACAAAACTGCTTTCCAGAGTTTTTGTTCTGGTGTCAGTTTACGTTCTAAGAATACACCGCTATTTGCTAAGTCTGCCATTTAACTTCTTCGCTTTCTCTTTTGCTAATGTTTTCACAACTTGACTACGACTTAATTTTACATCTGGTGCAATTTGAGTTTGTAGTTTTGTTATGATCGCATACGTGTCATTATCGACCGTTATGTTTTTGTACTTGCTAAAATCTGTCATAGCTTGTAACCTTTCTTTTATTATTTGTTTTTTCCAATATAGGACATTAACTCAAAATATACAAGGGGTCAAATGAAATTTTTACTAATAATGCAGGTGTGTTCTGCGCTACATTTATCATGCATGGATGAGATGACTGCAGGTGAATATAAGACCCATTTTGACTGTGCAACCGCAGGTTATCTTAATGCCATGGGATTGATGAGAGAGTTAGGTGAGACTGAAGTTAATAAGAGCCAGATCACTGTTCAGTTTAAATGCACAATAACTAGCGATCCAGTTTAGAATCATTCTATTGTGGAGGTTCATCACTACAAACATAGCCAATAACTTGTTTGCCTTTGTATTCGTGATAGTAAAGATTACTAAACATTCTACGCTGTTTACGTTCGTTAACTTTTACATTTGTATTGTACCAAGACTCACAGCTTTCTTTTGATACTATCTCAAAAGATTCCTGTTTAATATCTCCAAGTGTTGTTAAATATAACAACGTTATTATGGTTACTTTTTCAAACATTATCGCCCTTGTCCCTTATAAGGTTTACGACGTGGTACTCTTTTATTTAATCTTTTTGTGTGACGACCTGGACGTTTTTTAGGTGTACGCTTTATGTAATTTGCTATTCCGAAGACTGATTTTCTCTTAGCCATTCTCTATCTTTTTTATCTAATTTTAAATATTTAATAGAACCATTTACGTATTGTCTTGTATCTTCACCGCAAGAAGTGCATCTATAATAATCTGTTACAACGGCAACTAAAAGTGTATCTTCGCTACAGTGTGGACAAATACCGTGTACAGTATCAATATACCCTATTTTAAATGGAATCTTCATTCTAACCAAGGTGTGTAAGTTACTTTACCATCAATCCTTTGTGCTCTAAGTGATTGATTTCTGTTGTGATCTGTTGAATAACTACAGTGAATCCAGCCCGACGAAGGTTCGTTATCTTTGTAAAATTCTAAGATGAGCTGGTCAAATTCTAGCTCTGATCTAATCCACTTTGCTAATTCTCTATTATCTACACCAGGTATTTCAAAGTCTGCTGCAGCTGCATTGTTGTCTGCCACATGTTGGCTGTTAACTGAACTTCCAATCTCTATACACAGCTGGGCACAACGGAATCCTGATGATATAATTAAAGGTTTGTCGTAATGTGATCGAACTGGCTGCAATATGTTTGTGGCCAATGCTTTAAGATTCTCAATCTGCGCAGGATTAGGATTATTATTAATACCTTTACGTTCCGCAACTTGAGACTTAGTTAACTCATCAAGAGTTATGTTAGCTGTAAGTTTCATAATTTATCGTTATCTTTCAAGCCTACATATATTACAACACAAAGCAATATAAAAGCTATAATAGTATTTATTGGTATAAATGGTTCCATTATTCAGATATCCCCATTAACCATAGCATAATAAAAATGTAACAGATTGGTTCCATTATGGTAATATTTTAACGATTTTCTTTCGGTCCATGTATATTTCTGTTTGAGCTTTTACCTTTTTACAAGAGAATACAACTCTCTCAGGATTTACCTCGTTCTGCGCGATACGCTTGGATTTCAAACAATCGCTGAGGTTGTCTTTGTATACATGCTCTATCATATTTCCGTTTAAAGTTAAGATAAGTGCAAATACAGTTTCTATCATTGATGTTTCCCGCTTCCGTTTCTAATTATTTTTTCTACATCTTCAGTTAACTTCTCAGTTCTTTTCTTTAAAAATTCTATGTTAACTGCATTGTTTCTCATACCTTTGATTTCCTCTTCTACATCTTCTAATAAACCACTAACGTGTTCTACTATCATAAAAAGCTCTGCCTCTCCAGCTGATTGACCTAACTCGCCTCTTGGATACTTTATTCTAAACTCTGAGTTAGCTTCTAAATCTTTAGTTATTAATTCTAACTGTGTGCTATGCTGGTTGAGCTTCTCGTGAATGCCAAAATAAGCCCACGTGCCGATTGCGATTATCGCGATCAAGCTGGCAACCGTCTTCATAGGCATCTGTACAGCTGCTGATTCTGAGATTTTTAGGGCCATAAACTACCTGTTGAATCTAGACACGATCCATTCCCATGCAGCTTTAATTTTGTCCCAAACTCTGCAACAAATTGCTTTACATTTTTCAATCATGTTTTTTCTCCTCGATTTCGTAAAAGAAGTTATCCGTATCTTCGGTCTTCCATTTACTTGTGTTTTCAACGTTCCATTCAGATGTTTGCACTTTCCAATCTGGGATGTTATCTTTCACAGTGAAGGATGGTATATCCCAAATACATCTATTGTTAGGTTGTGCTGCATAGTTCCCGTCATCGAGAGCTATGATGTGAGCACATTTATGCTCGTGCGGTATCTCTGAATGATCCGTGTCTAATATATTACTTTCAGGGTGAGCAAAGTCAACGGTAAATAAGTATTTACCAGGGTGCCATTTCTTGTCTTTTCCTATGTATTTACCGGCCTGTGCTTCTAAGATATCCCAAGTATGAACAGAAGGATAATAACTGAAACAATTCCAAAGCTGTAACTCATCAAGTCTACGCCTAGGAACGTCTTCCGATTTAAACCCTCTTTGAATAAACGCTGTAATCGGGAGCCTATAGAAGATAGCACCGTTTTCCATAATTGCATGGAACAAAATCGATTTACCAGTGATTGCACTAAGCCCGAAAATAATACAGTCTTCAACTTCGCCATGATGACTTTTAAGATCATATAGATATTCTCTCCTTATCTGAGCGTATTCTACTGGTATGTTTGCATTTAAGTAAGCCATAATTATCCATAAATATCACCCCAAGTTTTACCTGATTCATAATCAACTTTATTGGGAACTTTCAAACTAACAGCATTCTCCATAATATCAATTATTTTTTTCGCCGCGTCATCAGATTCAACTGAGATATCTAACTCATCGTGTATTTGAATGTGTGGTACTACACCCTCATTATATAAATCTACCATAGCTTTTTTTGTCATGTCTGCAGCAGATCCTTGAATTAATTTATTAAGAGCTTTGTATGTAAACGCTCTCTTAATTCTACCTCTACCATAAGTTCTTTCAGCTTCTTCATAATCCATGGGTTTGTGCATACCAAACTGAGCTGGTTCCCATTTATTGAATCTACATCTACGTCCTAATAATGTGCCAATAGATCCAGATGTTTGAGCTATCTTTGAAGTGTAAGTCATAAGATCTCTAACGAAAGGCACGTTGCGGTGATACTTATTAAATAATTTTTCTGCTTCTTCTTTTGTATTTAAACCAAGCTCTGCTTGTAGTTTGTTTTTACCCATACCATAGAAAAGACCCAAGTTGATTGTTTTAGCTTGTGTTCTAGATATGTTTGCCATGTCAGCTACAATTTGGTGAAAGTCTACAGCGTCATCTTTAAATTTATCTATCATACCTGAGACAGAATGATCAAAAGAAATTGGCTCTGTGGTTGCTGCGTAATGCACTACAAGTCTTGGCTCTTGTTGACTGTAATCAAAACAACCCCACTTGTGATTCTTTTCTGGTATAAATAAGGATCTAATCATTGGACCTAGATCTTTATTTCTTGCAGGTATCTGTTGTAAGTTTGGATTAGAATAACTAAATCTACCTGTGACTGTGCCACCTTGATCTGATCTTATTGGATTGATATCTGCGTGTATTCTACCTCTATATTGATGTTTTAATATTGTATCTATGAAAGTTGTATGTGCCTTGTTTATTTCTCTGGCCTTTGCTATATTTTGAACTACAGGATGGTTATGTGTGGAAAGGAAGTTTTTAGTAAATGAAGGTGAGTTTGTTTTCTCGGTTCTGGCGTAAGATAAGGAAAGTTTGTCGAATACTTTGGCGATCGATCTTGCTGCCCATATTTGAACATCTATTCCTGTTTGCTTTTTTACTTCTGATAGGAGTGCTTCTTCCTGTTGTGATAACTCTCTCTTCAATTTATGAGCACGTTCGACATCGACAGACACCCCTCTAAATTTCATTTCGATTAAACAAGGAAACAGTTGAGTTTCTAAATCAAATATGTTTGTAAGACGTTGTTTACTTATTTCTCTAGATAATACTTTAAATAATTCTAGTGTGAGTTCTGCATCTTTTTCTGCATAACTACCAACATACATTGCTGGTAGTTTATATAATTCTTTTTTTGGATCTATGCCCCAAGACTCTGCAGCTTCTTTTAGAGCTTTTTCATCTTTTACTTCTCTGAGATAATCAAATGAAATACTATTAAGTGTGTACCACATTCTGTTTTCATCAATCAATGATGCCATGACCATGGTATCCATAATATGTCCATTGATAGGTATACCGTATGATTTTATCCAGCACACGTCATACATTGCATTGTGAAATATCTTTACAGCATCTGTTGCACAAACTTTTTTAAACCATTCTAAAACTACTCGTTTGTCCATGTTACCACCACCCTCATGTGCGATAGGATAATAACCAGACCAACCCTCTACAGCTATTGCAATACCAACTATTTCTCCGTGTCCTTGTATAGCTCCAGATCCCTTCGATTTTAAATCTGGATCTCTTGTCTCTAAGTCGATTGCAATATATTTTGCATCAGATAAATCTGGAAAACTATCAGGACAATCCCATTCTATTTGTGCTGTAAACATTATTTCTTTTTATCTTTTAACTTAAGTATCTCTAATTCACAATAGTGAATTATTTTTTCTAGATCTTCTATCTTATTTTTAGATAAATATCTACACACATATTTCACAACACATCCTTGAAAGAACGAGAGATTATTTTTAGAAATAAACTCATACGGCTGGATGTGAAAATTTTTATAGTGACTCCCTCCAACCTGCCTTGATTGTGGAAATGCTTTTTCTAGATCTTCTTTACTTGTCATATTAATGGTCCTCCTATGTTATATTGATATTCATAATCTTGATTAGTTATGAATAATTTCTCTTTTGCTCTCGTTATACCTACAAAGAAAGTTCTATGTTCTGGATCTGGATCAGTTTGCGCTGATTCGTAAATGATTCTTTCTAAATCTGTAAACAAAACAACATTATCACATTCTTCACCTTTTACACCATGTATTGTAGATAATTTTATTCTAGCGGGTTTCATTAAATCATCACCGTTCTTTAGAAGCATTCTAATGTAGTCTTTACTTGATTCAGGAAAATTAAGTTGCTCCCAGCTCCCCGCTGCTCGCAACCCGTGATGTTCTCTCAATCCTTCAATATTAATTGAGTCAATAGTTTCTAGAGTCTTGCCGCCTGCATAACCTCTTACAAGATGTCCTTGTTTAACTGTAAGATAACTCCATAATTCTTTTACCTCTTCTCTACCTACAAGAGCTCCTTGGTTTAATCTTATCCAGGTCCTGTACGCGGTAAGCATTTTATTAGGTAATAATTCTTGAGCTTTAGAATCAAATCTTAAATTTAAATCGTATAGATGTTCTCGTAATCTTTCCATCATTTTATTTGTTCTCGTTAATATCATCCAGTTTTCTTTCGACAGGTCCAAAGAAAAGAAATCTACGTTATAAATAACTTTACCATCAGCATCTCTTGGCTCCCACTTTTTAGCTAGACGAGTTGTCATGTGAGGAAAAATAGATTCTGCTAGTTTGTGTATCTTTCTAGGAACTCTACGCGATTGTATCTGT